CGCCGCCAGCGACGTCGAGGCCATGCGCGAGGTCAGGAAGCGCATCCCCACGGTCAACTTCACCCCCGCCGAGCGCGAACTGTGGGAGCTTGACCAGCGCATCAACGACCGGGGCGTGCGGATCGATCTGGCGCTGGTGGACTCGGCCATCGACGCGATATACACCGCCCGACACCAACTGGCGGACCGCACGCGGGAGATAACCGAGGGCAGCGTGTCAAGCACCACCCTGAACGAGGTCTTCCGGCTGCACCTGTTTGAGGCGTTCGGCATCGACCTGCCCGACCTGCAGATGGCGACCGTCGAGAAGGTGCTGGCCCAGACGGACCTGAACCCGGCCATGCGCGAGTTGCTGCTGATCCGGCTGCAGGCCAGCAGCACCAGCACCAGCAAGTACCGGGTGCTGCAGCGCGGCACCAGCCGCGACGGGCGCCTGCGCGGGCTGCTGCAGTTCTGTGGCGCCATCCGCACCGGGCGCTGGGCTGGGCGGCTGTTCCAGCCCCAGAACCTGCCCCGGCCCACGCTCAAGCAGAAGGCGATCGACGCCGGCATCGAGGCGCTGCGGGTCGGGTGCGCGCACCTGACCGTGGACAACGTCATGGAGTTGGTGAGTTCCTGCATCCGTAGCTGCATCGTGGCGGCCCCGGGCAAGAAGCTGGTGGTGGCCGACTTGGCAAACATCGAGGGCCGGGTACAGGCGTGGCTGGCGAACGAGGAGTGGAAGCTCAAGGCCTTCCGGGACTTTGACGCGGGGCAGGGCCCCGACCTGTACAAGCTGGCCTACAGCAAGTCCTTCGGGATCAAGCCGGAGGCCGTCACGGGGGAGCAGAGGCAGGTCGGCAAGGTGCAGGAGCTTGCGCTGGCCTACGAGGGCGGTGTGGGCGCCTTTGCGACCTTCGCGGGGGCGTACAACATCGATCTGGACGATCTGGCGGACAAGGTGCTGCCGGAGGCCTCGGAGGAGATCGTCGCCAAGGCGGACAAGTTTCTCGAGTGGGCCAAGAAGGACAAGCGGCCACGCTACGGGCTGTCCGACAACGCCTTCGTGGCTTGCGACGTCCTGAAGCGGGTGTGGCGGGACGCGCACCCCAACATCACCGGGTACTGGGCCAAGCTCAAGAGCGTGGTGGGGCGGGCGCTCGCCAGCCGGGGCAACACCTTCAACGAGATTGGGCTCAGGGTCAGGGCCAGCAAGAACTGGCTGCTGATCGGGCTGCCATCGGGCCGCACGCTGTGCTACCCATCGCCACAGGTCGCGGAGGACGGCGCCGTCAGCTACATGGGCATCGACCAGTACACCCGCAAGTGGACCCGGATCAGCACCCACGGCGGCAAGCTGTTCGAGAACATCGTGCAGGCGATCGCCCGGGATGTGATGGCCGCCAACATGCCGCTGATCGAGGCGGCGGGCTACGCGATCATCCTGACGGTGCATGACGAGATCATTGCGGAGACGCCGGACGAGCCGGGATACAACGTCGAGCACATGGCCGCGTTACTGGCCGAGCCCCCAACGTGGGCGCTAGACATGCCGCTGGCAGCAGCGGGTTTTGAGACACACCGATACAGGAAGGGTTGATATGAGAGAGTCAGAGATCGAGAATTACCTTGTCAAAAAAGTCAAGGCGCTGGGCGGCGAGGTCCGCAAGGTCAAGTGGATTGGCCGGCGCGGGGCACCCGACCGGCTGGTGATGATGCCGCCCGACCACACCGAGTGGGTGGAACTGAAGGCCCCCGGCGAGATTGCCAAGCCCCACCAGCTACGCGAGCACAAGCGGATGCGCGACATGGGCCAGACGGTGTTTGTGATCGACAGCATGGAGGGCGTTGACGCGCTGTTCCCATGAGGACCGAGTTCATCCCCCGCCCGTATCAGGGCATGATCATCGACCACATCATCGACACCCCCCGGTGCGCGGTATGGGCCGGCATGGGCACGGGCAAGACCGTGGCGACCCTGACGGCCATAGACACGCTCCAGATGGTCGAGGACGGCCCCGTGCTGGTCATAGCGCCCCTGCGGGTCGCCAGCGACACGTGGCCCAACGAGGTGCTCAAGTGGAACCACCTGCGCGACATGAACGTGTCCGTGATCACGGGCACCGAGCGCGAGCGCATCGCGGCCATCAAGGCGCCTGCGGCGGTCTACGCCACCAACTACGAGCAGATCGTCTGGCTGGTGGAGTACTGGGGCGACAGGTGGCCCTACGCCACCGTGGTGCTGGACGAGTCCACCAAGGTCAAGAACTTCCGGCTGCGTCAGGGCGGCAAGCGGGCGCAGGCGCTGGGCAGCATCGCCCACACCAAGATCAAGCGGCTGATAGAACTGACCGGCACCCCGGCCAGCAACGGGCTCAAGGACCTGTGGGGCCAGTCGTGGTTCATCGACGCCGGCACGCGCCTCGGGCGCAGCTACAGCGCCTTCAGCCAGCGCTGGTTTCGGGAGGGCTTTGACGGCTTCAGTCTGGTGCCGGTGCCGTCGGCCCAGACCGAAATCCAAGACAAGCTGCGCGACGTCTGCCTGACCATCGAGGCCAAGGACTGGTTTGACCTACGGGAGCCGATCGTCAACGACATCATGGTGGACCTGCCGCCCAAGGCACGCAAGCACTACCGGGACATGGAGGACCAGATGTACACCGAGCTTGAGGGCATCGAGGTCGAGGCGTTCAACGCGGCGGCCAAGACCATTAAGTGCCTGCAGTTGGCCGCTGGCGCGGCCTACACCGACGACACCCGCGCCAAGTGGACGGAGACGCACAAGGTCAAGCTGGAGGCGCTGGAGTCGATCGTGGAGGAGGCCGCCGGGATGCCGGTGCTGGTCGCCTACAACTTCAAGAGCGACCTAGCGCGGCTCCTGAAGGCCTTCCCGCAGGGTCGGCATCTGGACAAGGCCCCGGGCACCATATCGGACTGGAACGCTGGCAAGATACCGATCCTGTTCGCCCACCCGGCCAGCGCCGGCCACGGCCTGAACCTGCAGCACGGCGGCAACATACTGGTGTTCTTCTCGCCCAACTGGAACCTCGAGGAGCACCTGCAGATCATTGAGCGGATCGGGCCCACCCGGCAGATGCAGTCGGGCTACGATCGACCGGTGTTTATACACCGGATAATCGCCCGCGACACGGTGGACGAGTTGGTGCTGGACCGGCTCACCACCAAGCGCAGGACGCAGGACATCCTGCTGGACGCAATGAAGAAACGGAGAAAGAAGAATGGCTGACTTTGCGAGCTGGAAGCAGGAGAACTTGGCGGTCTACGCCGCCGAGGTGAGCGAGGAGAACCAAGTGCTGCGAGAAAACAACAAGCTGCTGCTGGCCGCGTGGCGGCGGGCGGTCACTGAAAGATATCTGGCCGGAGTTCCCGACGGGTCACCAGCCCACCCGTCGCCTCCTCGATCTTCACCGACAGCACCGGGGACGCCTTCCGCCGGCCAGAGATGAGCAGGGCCATCCACGTCGGGGTGATACCGAGGTACTCGGCCATCTCCGACTTGGCGCCCCGCACGTCGGTCTTGAAGTATTCAACAAGGGTCATTTGGTGATTATAATCAAACACCGAGTTAGATCAACAGGAGAGAGAGCATGCTTACCGAAGACGACCTGAAACGTGTCCTGATGGACTGCAAGAGCCAAGACCCCACCCAGCCCATCGACCCCAAGGGCATCTACACCGACAACCTCGACATCGTGGAGTTCGGGGGCAAGGTTGAGGAGAAGGTGGCGCTGGACTACGCCCGCAAGGAGCGGGCCGAGTGCATCAAGTTTGTGAGGTCACTGAACGCCACGGTGGCCCAAGCCCTGCAAGAGAAGCGGGGCGGGATGTAATGGCGGTCTTGTTAGCACTCTTCGTGCCGCTCAAGATTTTGCTTGTGCTGCTTTACCTATCAGCGCGGTTTAGTAAGAATCCCCCGCAGCATTGACCGGGTCTGATTGAAGCTGATAGGCCTCCGGGTGTTTCTTTAGGTATTCAATACGATCACGGGCCATGTTGTATAGAGGCAACGCAACAGCCGCAGAGGGCAAAACCCCTGCGGAACCAACAAAAGTACCGGCCAAACCGGCAGCACCACCTAAGCCCGCAAGCAGGGCCCCGGTGTCGTCGCCTTGCTTTATCCGGTTGTAGACGTCAACAACACTGAGCCCCGTCCCAGCGCCAGCTAAGGCGCCTTTTAACGGGAAACCCGCCAATCGTTTGGCATATTTCCACAAGGGGGATGTGCTTTCAGTAGCTGCGTTGGCGGCTGCGACGGGCAAGGGGGACGTAGGGGTTGCAACGGCGGGGGGTAAGACTGGCAAAGGGGATACTACGGGGGCGGCACGCCTTGCTACAAACGGAGAGGGGCCGGTGGCCCGGGGTCGGGTCCATACGTCGGGTGTTTTTGGTCGAACTCTACTGGGCTCGGTAAGTAGGATATCCCCATACTTTTGCATGGTGAGCGGGTTGTAGCCTAGCTCTTTTACTTTCCGTACGGCGGCGGCGTTACGCGCCAAAATCTCTTCTCCAGAGCCCGGTACATTGGCGTTCCCGGTCATCGTAACCATTTCGTTGCTAAAGGCTTTGGGTATAGGCCCTGCGGAACGCGGTTCAAGCCAGCGCTCATGCCCGGGAACCTTTTCAGGCGCCCCGGCGCCGACGCCCTGAACAACAGGCGTTCCAGCGCCCTGCCCCACAGGCGTTCCAGCGCCCGCGCCCTGACCAACAGGCGCAACTTCAGGTACAGAGGCCGTCGGGGGGCTTCTACCGCGCAAGGAGTCAAAGGCTTCCTGCAACCCCGAGGCGGCGTTGAATTTAGCGTCAACCAAAGCCGCAGCGGTGCCCGTAGCCGCACCCGCTTTTGCGCCGATTGCGGCCCCTAGCAGAGGATTTAAGAGTACAGGTTCAACGTCTTTTTCTAAAATCTTTTTCCCATCGCCCATAGTGGGGGAACTCGGGATTGCAACAGCATTCTCTCCTACGGTTTCCGTAACAGGGTTTGAAGGAAGTTCTCCCCCGTAAAATGAGGATACCTTAGCCATATGCTGTATGGTTTCTTCAGGCAAATCTTGTAGGTCGCCTGACAACAAAAAAGGCGTAGTGGGGCCTGCGTTATACCCCGCTAATATTTTGTAAGGGTCATTGCCTATTTTGGGATTACTGGCTAGTTCTTTTAGCAGCCGCATTCCACCATCGATGTTTTCGTCCACATCATTAGGATCAACTTTCAGACCCTTAGCGGTAGCGGGCATCAACTGCATTATTCCAAAAGCATCTGACTTTGGATTTTTTATGTGCCTAAAACCGCTTTCCGCCATAACCATGGGCATCACAAAATCAGGGTTAATGCCGTACTTTTCAGCGGCTGCAGCTACTTTTGCGGCGTTGGCTAATTGTTCATCGTCGAATGTGCTGTAGTCCAAGGCCATTATGGTTTTCCTTTAGCCGCAGCCGCAGCGGCACGTCGAGCTATTTCCGCTTGGATATCCGCTAAGGTGGTACGTGGGGCGGAACGAACCGTCGGCAGGGCCCTCGGTGCCACTGTCTCCGGTGGTACTGCTGCGGGGGGTACTACTGCGGGGGGTACTACTGCGGGGGCAGCCGTTGCCGCTGCCGCTGCCGCCTCCGCTGCTGCTGCTGCTGCTGGGGGCAAAATCGGGGGCAACGGTGCCATTTGTATTACCCGATTTTGTATCGGCGCCCCTACCGTTGTTGCTGGCGGCGGTGGGGTTTTTGCGGAGGGTTCGGTAGAGTAGTAAAAAGAAGGCGTGCTATCAAGCGCCGATTTTCCCGCCATGTCGGAAGCCAATCGGCGCGTTTCATTACGAAATTTTCGCAGCGTAGCGGTATCCACCAGCTCATTGTTGGGTATCTTTAGCTGTTTTCTTAAACCGTGCTCTTCAATATCTCGATACGCATTTAGGCCTAGCTGGTCCAAGATACCAATGAAGCCTGCTTGGGAGTTTTCCAGATTTGGTGATCTTTGCGCGTTCAAAAAAGTTGCTACATCTGTGGGATTATGCACGCCTCCTCGCATTTGCACTTCCATCGAAAATATGTTTTTAATTAATTTATCAGCTTTTTGGCGAGTTTCTGGGCTTGCATTCTTTAATTTATCCATCGCGGCGGCGTACAGCCCTTCTACCGCTGCGTTTGTATCGCCGCCTTTTGCATTTAAAAATGCGCGGGCTTGAGAAAACAAATCCCCGTTTTTTCCAAGAGAAAATAACGGAGCCAAATTAGGATCAATGGCAAGTGCTCTTGTAGGTGCCGCTAAGTCCAAAAAGCCGTGCGCGTCATCGGCCTTTTGGGAGGATTTTTGCCCCTCCTCCATAACCATGCCCGCTCGTTTGCTTTGAGCCTCGGCAAGAAGACGGGCTTTATCGCCGTACCCAAGGTTTTCCCATGCCGAGCGCTCATACCCCTGCGGAACCGCAGCGTTCATTGCTTTAAGATTTAGAGCGGCCTGATCTGGCGTACGACCAAATTCCAAGGAAGGGTTTTTGAGATTGTTTAACGCCAGCGCCGGGTTGTCTAAAAGCGTTTTTTGCACGTCAAGTTCAAAATTAACATTTGCCCGGCTGGCTTCATCCAACTCCATTTTTTTAAGTACGGCTTTTCCTATATCTGAATCAGGGTTCATTGCCAAAATACGTTGCAAACCTTTCGTATCGTTTACGCCCGTTTTGTTGTATTCTTGCAGAGCTTGGTACTGCGACTTGTTGGTTTCCATCCCCAGTCGGCCTTGGGCGGTTTCAGCACGCATGCGTGCTACTGTTGGTGCGATTGCGCGTTGCGACTCTACGTTCTCCCCCATCGCCTGTGCAGCACTCCCCAAAGAGGCCGCAAAGCCACCCAGTTGAGGTTTGAAGAACCCGGCGGCTATGTTGAACCAGTTTGGGTCAGCGTACCGTGCTTCCAAAGACTTTATAAGCACGTCATTAGCGTTCAAAATGTCGTTTTGTGCTTTGTTAACGTTGGGGTACTCTGCCGCAACAGGATTAAATTTTGTTATATCCAGAGGGCTTTTGACATCAAACATCGGCGCCGATGTTTTTTCAACAGTAGTTGTTGCCATGATTCAATCCTTACTATGGTGGTGTTGTTGATCCACCAAGGCCGATACCGCTTAATATTCTTTCTAGCAAGGTTTTGCCAGTACTATCCTTGGTATTGATATTTGATGCACCTAAGCCCAAGGCACCCAAGCCCGAGATCATTGACAACGGTGAGCCGGAAGCCGTGGTGGTGGTGGTGGTCGGGATGTTTGCACCAGACATGATAGATGCTTGCTTGCCAAGGACGTCCAAGGGCGCGAACGCCTTGTTCTGCCCAATGGTCTGCTGTTGGGCGCCAAGCGTTGCCAAGGCGTTGATATCGGCGAGGCTTTGATTTTGCGTCTGGGAGGCCAAGGACGCCTGCCCGGTGCCCACATCGCGCAGCAACTGGCCCTGCTGGGCCGCCATGTTGCCCGCGATCTGGCCGGCATTGATGTTGTTGGTGTTGGACTGGTTCTGCAGGGTGCCTGCGGTCTGGCCGGCGTTGAGGGCGTTCTTGGCCTGCTGGTCCTGCAGGTTGCCCGCGATCTGACCGGCATTGATCTGATTAGCCCCGTACTGATTCAGCAAATTGCCTGAAATCTGGCCGGCGTTGATGGCGTTTTTGGCTTGCATGTCCTGCAGGTTGCCAAGAATCTGGCCGGCATTGATCTGGTTAGCCCCGTACTGGTTATTCAGGGTGCCTGAAATCTGACCGGCGTTGAGAGCGTTCTTGGCCTGATCGCTCTGTAGGTTGCCGGCGATCTGGGCCGCGTTAATCTGGTTGGCGGCGTATTGGTTCTGCAGGGTGCCCGATGTCTGGCCGGCAGAAAGCTGATTGGCGCGTTGCTGCTGCGCAGCCTTGAGGGCATCCGCGTACCCAGACTGCAGCGCCGCCGCCTGTTGGCCCAAGGCCCCGGTGTTCGCGTTGGCAATTCCCAGCGCCAATGCGTTGGTGCCACGTTGCGAGCCAAACTGGCCGGACCCTACCGCGCCCGCCGTGATAGAGGGGGACAGGTTTTGTTGAATATTTTGCTGGTTTGCTATCTTAATTTGGTCTACCACGTTCTGTGTGTAGGGGTTAAAGTAGCCCCCCAGCAGGTCCGCCGCGCTACTAGCGCCCGATTGCAGGTTAGCCTGCGCGGCGGCCAGACCGCTTGCCCCGGCGCCCGTCTGCAGGTAGGGATTGGCGGCAGATGCGCCTACGTTCTGGGCCATCCCCGAGTACAGGTAGGGGTTAGCAGCGGCGGCCCCGTTTGCAGCCGCACCGGCTTGTTCGTAGGGGCTGGCGGCTGTTACCCCAGTGTTCTGCACCATCCCCGAGTTTAGGTAGGGGTATGCACCGGCGGCCCCGTTTGAGGCGGCGCCCGTCTGCAGGTAGGGGTTGGCGGCGGCCCCGCCCGTGTTCTGGGCCATCCCGGTGGTCAGGTAGGGGTTGGCCTGAGATAGGCCGCTGGTGGACGTTCCAGCGGTCAGGTAGGGGCTGGCAGCGCCCGGAATGTTTACCGCGCCAGCTTGCCCGAAGGTAGTACCGGCCTGCGCCAGACCGGGCAGGTAGTTACCGACGTTTGACGCTACATTTGTAAAGGCAGAGGTCTGGAGCGCGTTGGGGTTCCACGCCGTTAAATCAACAGCAGGCCCCGCCTCAGTCCCTTTTTTAGCAAGGTTGGTGAGATAGTCGGTGTAGTATTGGGGTGTCGTCGTCTCCGTTTTTTGCGACGATTCGGTTAGGTCAGCCATGCTTCTTCCCCTTTGAGGACTTCATATATTCTAACGGAGACTTGGCGTCCGGGGGCAGCTTGTCGGGTGGCGCAGACCGAGCCCGCGATCGGATGGATTGCACCATCTTATCCAGTTCCTCCGCCCCGGCCTTGTTGGAGCCATTCCCCAGCGCTGCTACGACGTCCGCCGAGAAGACGTACTCCCCATCCGCCAGCATCGCGGCAATATCGTCGCTGGTGCCGTCACCCTTGCCTTCCACGTACTTGCCACCCAAGCCGCTTAGGCCGCCCGTGCGCAGCAGGGGTATGCCGTCGTAGTTTGGGTGGGCATGGTCGTCCGGTTGCCCGCCCTCGGCAAGGGTCATGCCGCGTGCCTTGAGTAGGGCCGCCAGTTGGGGCAGCACCTTCTGGCTAGAAGCCCCACCCATCTGCCCCATCTGCCCCTGCTGCAGCATGGTGGGCCGGTATATCTTGCCCTCAAATCCCAGATTGCCAAGCTTATTCAACGCCGCAAGCACATCCTTGTTGCCATCGTCTTTGGAACCCTCAACCGTAATAGCGCTATCCGGTTTGGGCTGGTTACCTTCATCAAAGTGTTGCACCATGCCGCCTCGAGCGTACGAGAACGGCAAGTTCCCCTGCGGCATTACGTTTACCATGGCGGGGGCTTCGTCGGTCACGTATTGGTAAGCGTTTGGGATGGTGGGCGCAACGCCGCTAAAAAGCTGCTGTAAGGCACGCTCCGGCGTATCGTAGCCCATCTGCCCCAAGCGCAGAGCACCGCTCCCCGAGGGGGCTGCTTTGTTGTCGATGTAGGTTAAACCGCCGCCGCCTCCGGTAGAAGTTTCGGGGGAAAGAAGTTTGCCAAGGGTAGAAGTAAGACCTTTGGGGATTGAAAAGGGTAGGTTTGCGGGACCCGTAACAGAGGAGCCTAAGTAATCCGGGATGTTCGAATAATCGTAATTTATACCGGGGTCAAGGTTTGCAATCGTCTGTTCTATGAGGTCTATAGGTGTACCAACGGTATTTATACCGGGGTTAAGGTTTGCAATGGTCTGTTCTATGGTATCAAGACCAACAGTGCCAGCAGCGGTATTTATACCGGGGTTAAGGTTTGCAATGGTCTGTTCTATGGTATCAAGACCAGCAGTGCCAGCAGCGCCAGCAGCGGCAGCAGCGGTATTTATACCGGGACTTAGGTTTGCAATTGTCGCTGCTATCGTATCAAGACCAGCAGTGCCAGCAGCGCCAGCAGCGCCAGCAGCGGCGCCTGCACCGGTTCCACCCATAGCGCCTAAAACGCCCAAATCCCCCGCGCCTAAGCCTGTTCCCCCCGCAAGACCTAGTTCCCCCGCAGTAAGACCTAGTTCCCCCGCAGCAAGACCGGCGCCTGCACCGGCGCCAAAAAGCCCCGACAGTGCAGGCAAACCAATACCTAAGGCGCCCGCTATAAGCAGTAGCTTTTGTAAAGAGGTATCGGGCTCCCATTTCCAATTTTTTGGCGCCTCCATCGGAACCATCTTGCCGTCTTTTTCCGTGTACTTGACGGTAACGTGGTTATCGGAACCCGGGGTCCCATTCATCGCGCTTAAATCGCCGCTAACCTCGTAATAGGGAGTCGGGTTTGCTTGGCTGTACTCTGATACGGTGGCGCTTCCCCCCTCTCCCCCGCCTATCTCCTTTTCCCCTAGATACCTACCGCCCGGATCGTAGGGGTGGTAAGTGATGCCTGAACCCGCACCGCTAGGGTTCCAAATCTTGCCGTTGCCGAGTTGAAGTGATACTGACCCATTCTCACCGTTAGCGGAACTCCACGAATTATTATTAAGTTTTCCGTCGATCGCGTTCTTAAAGTCCGTCGCGTCGATTTCCCACTCGCTGTTTTTATTAGCCATTGTTACCTCCTCAAAGCGTTTGCAAAAGCAAAAGCCCAATCTTGCCAAGTTTGAAAAGCGTTACTGCCCGGGGTACCCGCAAAGCGGCCAATACCAGACACCGCGTCGGCCCATTCGCGCCAATTATTCTCTGGGGATACCCCGATCTGGTTGGCCGCGAATAACTCAGACATGAGGCTGCACCATGCATCCCATGTAAGGTTCTGGGGGTCGTATACCTGCGCCGCGCTCATGGGTTGCCCGTCCCGCGCATATCGCCGGTGGTCATGGAGAGCAGGATGCGGCCCGTCTGGTACGTGCCACCGGCCTCGTTGGAAGTAAAGCGCAACCGCATTTCCCGGCGCTGTTCCCGCATATCAATCTTCAAGGTGCTGGGGGTAAACGAGTATGGAGCCGAATCGACGGTCGTGTCATCAGCGTAGCCCTCACCCGTCACGATTACGCTCATGGTGCCGGTCTGAACAAAGTCAGGCTCGATGCGCTCCAAGCGGGTCCAGAGGTTGTCCCCGGGCTGCTGCTGGCTCCCCACCAGCCCACCCATGGTGCCGATGCTGTTGGTTTCAAAGAAGCTCTCAATGGCCGTCACCGTTGTCAGGTTGACCGTGTCGTAGCCTGTTTCATGCTGCCACAGGGTGTACTGCCCCGCCGAGTTGCTCTCATTGCCCGCCCACACGGGCTTCGGAAACACCTCAGAGAACACCCCCGCTGACCGCCGCGCTCCCAGCGCCTCGCCCGCGTCGTACCATGACTTCTCGCGCACGTTGTAGATGACGGCATCCGTGCATTCGGTGGCGTCCCCCTTGGGGTAGAACCACCAAATCTCACCGTACCGGGGGACCTTGGTCGCCCATACCTTCTGGCGCTGGGCCATGTTGACGTTGTCAAAGAAGTAGTTCTGGTTCAGGTTGTTGGTTACCTCCTGCACCTGACCCCCGTACATCAGGAACCGGTCCACGCCGGCCCAATAGTAGATGCCGTCGTACTCAATGACGCTGCTGGACGACATAATCGAGGTCTGGCTGCTGACCAGATCGTATGTCCAGAAGTAGTTGATGCCGCCGGCAGAAGAAGGCTGGAAGGACACCCGGATGAGCGCGTCAGCGGCCCAGAACAGGCCCGAGGGCGACGTAGAGCCACCCCGGATGGGTAACCCCTTGACGATCTTACCGGTGGCTACGTTGTTGGTGTTGGCGTCCGGCGACACCCAGTTGGAAAAGTCCCCAGCGCTGGAGTTCTGAATCAGGCCGTTGTTGCCGTAGATGAACAGGTACGGGTGTAGCACCACGCATCCACCCGACACGGCGAGGTTGTTGTCAAAGATGTACGTGCCAGACCCCGTGGTAGGGACTTGGTTGATGGTGGCAACCGTCACCGTCACGCCGCTTACGACTGCGGTGGTCACGGCGGTGATGGTCGCCGTGCCGGATATACCGGGCCCCGTGATGGTCTGCCCCGCACCTACCCGGGCATTCACGGCGCTCAAGTTGATGTTTTGGTTTGTTCCGGCGTGGTCAGCAGTTCCCGCCGCCGTGAACAACCCTACCTTGGTCATCGACGCGGTAGCGGCGAAGGTCACCCCGGTAGGCGTGCCCGCTGTCGTGGTGATGGCGGTGCCACCGAGAGTTGCTGACAGGGTAAACGTCGTGGAGCCGTTGGTGGCAATGATGTAGTACGTGGTGGGATCGGTGTAGCCCGTTATGCTGCCCGTACCCCCAAAGGTACCGCTCACCGTGACCTGCTGGTTTATGGAAAAGGTGATGTTTGAGTTTGAGCAGGAGAAGGTCCCGGCAACCCCCGTTATAGCCACCCCGGATACGATGCCAAAGCTGCCGGGAAAGGTGCCGTACAAGACCGGCGTGTTCACGGTGGAGGTGATGTACGACAGGTTCTGGCCGGGATGCGCCACCAAGTTGTTGGTGTTGTTGCCGGTTGAATCGTAGGCGATATCAAACTGCCACAGGTTGTCGTTACTTGAGGTAAAGTTGTTTAGGTTGTAGGTGTACGGCCCCGAGCCCACCCCGCCGCTGGAGCCGGTTATCCACTGCTGCAGCCCCGTGTTGTACCCCGACACCACGTAGTTGAACCCGTTGACGGCGGTCATCGCCATGCCGCGAGACAGCCCGGTGGCGTTTAAGAACACGGCGTTGTAGCCCCCGATCTTCCGGGGCCGGTTGCGCTGAAAGCGCATCCACTTGCCGTCGGTAAAGCACGGCGCATCGAAGCGGGTACCGTCCCGCTGGATTCCCGGCGGGATTTCCATTGCAATGACTTTTTGGGTCATTAGAAAGTGCCCCCGGAAATGCCGCCGAGGGCAGTCATTTTCCCGGCCATCGTGAGGCCCAAAGAATTAAAATAGCCGACTTCGGTATTGGCAATAACAAAACCTACCTTGCCAGTAGTTGGTAAATAAAACCCGGTGTTCACGTCCCCTGAAAACTTGATGGAGGGTACTGATGTACTACCGTTGCCCACCGTCAACGAGGTGATGCTGCTGGATGATCCGGAGGCGGCGTTATAGACGTTAGTGCCGTCGCACACTAATACCAATGACGCGCCTTGCGATACCATTACGGAGGCACTACCCGACACTGCTGTCCTCACTGTAAAGGTATAGGAGCCGGTCGTATTGTTGGTGATCGCGTACAACTGGACGGTGGAAGGCACTACCACCACTTGATTGCTGGTAAGTACGCCTGAGTAAAACTGAATCGTGTTGGCGGCCTGAGGGGAGGTAAGGGTTAGAGTACCTCCGGTAACCGACAAAGCAAGCTGCGTGTACACAAAGCTGTTCGAGCGCCCAAGACCAAAGGTGTTCCAGCCAGTACCGTTTGACACCAGCGTCATGGATTCCGTAAGCTGTAGTTGTTGGCTGGCATTGCCGTCAATCAGGTCTGAACCGCTGGGGGTTAGGGACAGCACTCCCGTACCTGAGTTTCTGACTGTTACAAACCAATTGACACCAACAGTGGCTGCCGAAGGAAGCGTTAGAGAACCGGCCCCACCAGCCCATACATCCAATCCGGCACGGTCATTGGGCGAGATGCTATTAGTGCTGTTGTACGTCACCACCGGGCAGGACTGGTTGAGAGTAAGCCCAGATGCCAGCAGGCCGGCGCCAGCCAGTGCGGAGGCGTTGGCGGAGGAGGTTCCCGCGCCAAATACCACCGATGCCCATGAGCCGTTGACGGTGGTGTTGTCGATGAGCCAGATGAAATCCGCGATGCCCGAGGCGATGGCGATGATGGTGTTGCCTGAGTTGTCGGCGACGGTAAAGGTGTTCGAGCCCACGTTGCGGACCAGCACCGACTGCCCGGTAGACACCTGAGTCGCGGGCGGCAATTTCAGCAGCAGCCCAGTCGTGGTAGCCGTCACGTCGATGATGTTGCTGACAGGCGTGCTGTTGTTGCCATTCACCGGCCACTGCAGTTCCGTGTTGCTGCCTATGGTCAACGACTCGTAGCTGATGGACGACGGCGATATCGTCTGCCCACTGAACGGATTCGTGTAGCTTGTCATGGTTAGGAGTCCTGTACTATGGATTGACGATCCCCAACGCGAAGCTGGTCTTCGGTCTTTAGGGCTGCCATAGCGGCATCAAACAGGCCGCCCCACACCTGCAGCCTCGCATCGTCCTTGAGGAACGGGGCGGTCTGCTTCAGGGTGCCGTAGAGCATGGCATTCGGGGCGTTCTGGGTGAGCCAGTTGGTCTGGTTGTCCGAGGCCAACGGCGGGAGCCGGGTGTAGCACAGCGTCTCAAACGCAAAGGCTGCGCTGGGCGTTGGGGCCACAAACCAATGGTCGGCGTCGTAGTCGGCGTAGTAGAGCGGGGTACCCAAAGCCGTGATGTCCGGGGCATAGCTGCTAAGGTATTCCAGCTTGCGCAGGTACATGGGCTGCTTCTGCCCCGCCGTTGTCGTGAGCGTCATAGACACCGTCTTACGCCAACGCGCCGGCTTGGCGATTACCGGGTTGTTGATGTTCATGGTGCCATCCGCCACCAGTAGCTGCCCCAGCGTCTTTATGTCCTGCGCAATTTCAAACTCGGCCAGCATGATGGCCGTGGGGATGAAGGCCACCACCGCCGCGTCAGTGCGCTCCAGATACTGGAGTACCGTGGAGGTTAGACTGTCGTAGGTCAGCGCGGCGGCAGGCGTAGTCATTTGTCAACCTTATGATAGGAAAAGGGCGCGTTCGTCATTGCGGCGTTTGACTAGCCCCGGGAGGATTTTACCCCCACCCCGAGTAAATTTCAAGAACTCGTCTGCCGCTTCCACCTCGCCCCGAAGAACCTTCTGACGGAGGGTTGATCGCTGAACTCCTCCCAGACCAAGGTTAAAAGCAAAGCTGCACAGAGCATCGAACTGACCTTGGGCCAGCACCATAGGAAAAAGTTTGGCGATGCCAGACTCAAATCGTTGGAGGTCAGAGCTAAGGATTCCATCTACTTCGGCTCCTGAAAATACGCGGTTATCTTCCGCTTTAAGCGGGTAAGCGTCTCTCTGATCCAGAGGAAGACGACCTTGATCGGGGTATAAAACATGGCCTACTCCTACAGTCCAAAGTTTTGCTGGACAACGGTACGGTTTGAGCCGCACACCCTCGTGGTGCTTTATAAGTTCTTTGCACCGCTGGGAGACTTTCACTCCTTGCCGCCTTTAAACGCTCTGCCCCCGAAATGAAAGCTGATGATTGACGCGAATATGATTTGGGTGTCGGCATCCCACAGCTTGGTCAACAAAACATCAAACGCTACGCCGTGATTCCAAGCGTAAACAAAACCGCCAACCTCAACGAACGCAAACAGCAGGAAGAAGCCGTAGGTTAACAGAGGCCGGACACCAGCGCGGAGATTGACCATCCACTGGCTGGCACCCTGCCCAATAGCTATGTCATGTGCGTACAGTGCAGCGCGTTCTGATGCCTCTGCCTCAATGGCTTGGCCCTCTACCCTGATCTCTTCCACCCTTTGCTGGGCTTCAAAACCTGCTTTACGAAGTTCCAATTCCCGCTCCGTCTGGAGCTTTGCCATCGTGAGTTCATGGCTCTTGTCCGCACGATCTTGAAAGAACCCAAGCAGCTTGGGCAGACCACCAGC